ACATCCTCTCGGTTAAATACCTCGTATCCGCGTTCACGGCACATGGCGCACAGCGCGTCAACATCGCTGGGGTCTTTGGTGTAATTGCTTGTGCTCTTAACAATGGCAATCTTGCCGAACTCAAGGGTGCCACCGGCTTTGACTATTTGCTTGGCCTTAGCATCAATGATGCTCATGAAGTAGTGGCGGGTCTTCTCCTTAAACTTCTCTCGGTTGGTGCACTTGGCAGTCTTGTCATCACTTTTCATCTCGTAGAACAGGCAACCAGCGTTCTTGGTGTTGAACTCACACCCGGAACACTGACGGCCGCAGCCGCCTTCAAATTTGGGGCGGTGGCCCTTCACCCATTCACTGCTGCTGATGTAGCCGAAAATGTTGTTGCAATAACGCTCTGCACTGAACTTTGAGATGCTTTGGTCGTTCTTGTAGCGGTTGTAGAACTCCTTCTGCATATCTTCATCAAGTTTGCAGATGACCAAAGCTGCACCGATTGACATCACGCCGTCCTTGAGTTTTAAGGCCAACTCCGGGCTGAGTGAATTCAGCTTGATGCGCTCAAGCACGAAGCGGGTGGACTTGCCGAAGCGAAGGGCGATTTCCTCGGTGGTCTGGCCACGCTTGGCCAACTCGCCGAAGGCAAAGGCCTCCTCGGTCGGGTCAACGTCCTTCCTTTGCAGGTTCTCGGTGATCATCGCATCGAAGGCCTCATCGTCGGTGAGTTCCCTGACAATGCAGGGGATGGTAGAGGGGACTTTTACGCGGATTTTCTGATTGAGGAGGAAGGCCCGGTAGCGACGCTCACCGCACACTACCTCATAGCGGCTTACCGTGCCGTCCACGTTGAGCTGATCATCGACAGGTCGCACAGTGATGGGCTGGAGCAGCCCCTGGCGCCTGATGTTGTCGGCGAGTTCATGTAAGGCCTCCTCGTCGAAGGTCTTGCGGGGGTTCATCGCCGACGGCCTGATTTCATACAGGTTGATTTCTTGGATTTTCTCCATACTTCTTGGTTTTTAATTAGTTTGACTTGTAGTGTAAATGTGTCTCATTTACATCAGTAAAGTTAGTCAGTTTTGACAAGATTACCAAACAAAATGGCCACCATTTTTACACCATTTTTTCATGCGGATGGAGAGGAACCCTCGCTCCTCGCATTGCCGCAGCAGCTTCATCTGCTCCTCGTCCACCTCGCAGGGGCTCTCCCCGTTGATCGTGGTGTAGTTCGGGATGCCGAACTTCGCACGGATGGACCGGATGGCAGACGGGTCGCACTTTTTCCAATAGACTACGCACTTCATGGCAACGACCTCCATAAGATGTTGATGAAATATATCACAGCGTCTATCGTGTTGTTGATACGGCCGACGAACGCATACACCTCGATGACGGAGTGCATCTCGGGGAGGCCGCACTGTCGGCACCACTCCTCAGGCTTGACAGACGGCAGCTTGGTTTCCATAGCGGCTTGCGCCTTCTCAACCTCTTTCCTGTGCTGCTCGATGACGCGCTCACGCTCGTCGCAGAACTCATCCAGTGCGATGGTGATGCGCATCGGGTCTATCACACCGTAGAAGTGGCCGTACTTTCCAACCTTGAACTGGTAGAAGAACAACAGCAGCTCGGATGCCTTGAGGTCGTAGTGCTCGTTGACTATCGTGTTAGCGAGGAACTCAGCTTGGTAGTCGTTCAGCGTTCCCTTGGAGTTGGAATAGACAACCAACTCGAGGATCTGCTCCATGAGCCACGCCACGGGGAAGTTGTCGCCGTAGGCCTTCTTCATTACAAGAAGCGACGGGGACTTCTCGCTCAAGATTGCCAGTTTCGGGTTGCGGCCGACGACAAGCTGAGCCATCGGGCCGCACACCTTGGTGAAGTTCTCACGGCTTCCGAACGCCCGAAGCACGAGCATCGTCTTCTGCCGTAAGGCGGGAGATAGCTGCTGCATATCCGGCGACGAGGTTGGCTCGTTCCTGGCGGCGCGGGTCACCGCCGTTGTGATTTGTTGTGGTTGCATTGTAGTCGGGTTTTAGCGGGAACAGCCCGGCCCAGTTGTTGGCCATGGACTGCTCGACTATCGCCATCGCAATGTCGGGGTTGTTGCCGGACAGCTTCACGAGTTTGTTGTAGCACACCTTGAGCGACGCATCGCTCTTGTAGGTCTGCTTGCGCTGGTGCTTGTATTCCAGCCATGCCGTGAAGGCGGCCTCATACTCAGGCGCGACGACGAAGGAATATTTTTTGGTCTCTTTTTTCTTCTTTTTCAACCCCGGTGGCTCAAGCCCTGGGGGGACTATAGGGGGTATATCTACGTTAGTAGATATTTCTTTATCTTCTATTATATTCTTGTTATGTTGCCCATTTGCCTGCCCTTTTGCTTGCCCGTCTGCTTGCCCTTTTGGTCCGTTTTCCGATTGGTAAATATCATATTCACAAATTGTTATGATACTATATTTGCTTGCCCATTTGCTTGTTATATGGCCTGCCGTTTTGAGTGCCCCCAAAACCCGGCGCATTTGCTTAACGGACATCCTCAATTCTCTCGACAACGTGGACAATGACGTAACCAGTTCACCACGCTTGACAACAACACCATGCCATACCACATCTTTGTGATTGGCTTTCAAAAGAAGATAAATCCAAGTCCTGAGGATCAGCGGGTCAAAGAAGAACTCCCAGTCGAGCAGGGATGTGTAGGCCTTGATCCATCGCTCTTTCATCTGTACATCGGGTATTGGTCCATGACCTTGGCGATGTACGGCTCAGGGGCAAGCCCGAGGTACATACACACGGCGGTCACGAACTCAAAGATGCCGTGGCATACCTTATACACGCTGCCGTGACTCTCGACAAGCTGCTGCCATGCCTTCTGCTTGTCACTCTGCGAACCAGCAGACGCACCCTTGCGCTTCGGGGTCTTCATCTCGATGCACAACGTGGCCTTGCCGCCGCAGGGGAAAAGCAGTATCAGGTCAGCAACGCCGCTCACGGCTCCCTCATACTTCATCATCGCACCGGTCCTGCTGTCACGCCGCCCGCCGTTGGGGACGGCAAAGAGCAGGTCGCCGACATGGGGGAACGTCTGGCGGAACCAGCAGACACAGGTGTGCTGTATCTTGCTCTCGCTGTAGGTGCGCTCTATCTTCAGAATCTCTTCTTGTGTCATTGTCCTGTGATGTTATCAGAGCCTGTCCTGGAACAGGTTCATGGTGATGTTAACAATGTCCTCGTCAATCTGCGTGGTCGTTCCCGTGACCTCGTTGGCGATGTCCTTCTTGGTCTGTATGACCTTATACATGTAGCGGTCGATGGTCTTGGAGCCGAGGAAGTAGTAACAGTTGACGTTGTTCTTCTGCCCGTTGCGGTGGGCTCGGTCCTCGGCCTGCTCGCAGTCGCTGTACGTCCAGGGAAATTCGATGAACGCCACACGGCTGGCAGCGGTCAGCGTCAAGCCTGTGCCGCCGCTCTTGTAGTTGAGGATGATCAGCTTGCACTCGGGGTCGTTCTGGAACTTGTCCACGGCACGCTGCTTCTCACGCACGTTGTCGCTGCCGGTGACGGTAACGGCATCGGGGAACTCCTGCTTCAACGTATCGACAACCTCCTTCAGGTAGGCGAACAGTATCAGCTTCTCGCCACCGTCTATGACATCGTGGACGAAGTCGGCGACGGCATGTATCTTGCCCCTGGCCGCTATCTGCTTGAGGATGCCCATCTGCACCATGATCTGCCCGCGCATGGCACGCTGCACCTTGTCATCGTCAGCGTTCTTGTACGTCCGCAGGTACTTGATGACATCGTTCTCGGCATCCTGGTACTCCTTGCGGTTGGTGATGTCGCACTCGATGTACTGTCTGGACTTGTCGGGCAGCTGGGTGAGCACCGCTTTCTTCTCCCTGCGGAAGAAGCAGCAGTTCCACAGCCGCCAGTTCAGCTCCTTCATGTTGCTGGACATCTTAGGGCCGTCGCAGTAGCGTGAGACGAATTTACGGTAGCCCCCGAACTCATCAAGGCGGTTGAGTATCCTGAGCTGCTGGATGAGGTCGGTGTTGTTGTTCACCACCGGCGTACCCGTCAGCTCGAACACCCACTGCTTGCCCTTGCAGATACCCTCGACGAACTTGCTCTGCTGCGTCTTCGGCGACTTGCACTTGTGGCTCTCGTCGATGATGATGGACTTGAAGAGCTTGATGCGCTCATCAAACACGATGTGCCGCAAGGTCAGTTTGGCATGTTCCTTGATCTCGGTGACAAAGAACTTTTTCAGGCTCTCGTAGTTGGTGATGAACACGTCACACAACGACTGGCCGTCTGGCCTCTTCATTTCTATGAAGCGGTGCCAGTTGTAGCGGTTGTTGTCATCGAGGATGACGGCGTTGCGCCCGGCGAATTTTTTGAACTCTCGCTGCCAGTTGATTTTCAACGATGCCGGGCAGATGATGAGTGTCGGTAACGTCTCACCGTATTTCGCCGCCTCACGGTGGGCCTTGATGATTGCACATATCGCCTGCAACGTCTTGCCGAGTCCCGGCTGGTCGCCGAAGATGCAGCGCTTGTGTTGCAGGGCGTACTGCACGCCCTCCAGCTGGTACTGGTAAGGGTCGAGCAGCATGTAGTGGTCGCCATCAATGCCCGACAGCGTGGGCAGCTCGTAGGTGATGTCCTTGGCATCCTCCCGCCGCTTGACCTCGCTGCAATAGCGGTTGTTCACCGCCCATTGGGCAAGTGCCTCGACATACCAGCGGGCGTCGCGGTTGGGAGGGTAGAACGGGTCGTCCTTCTGCACGATCCATGCCCTGTCGGTGCCGTCCCACTTCGGATGCGATGGGATGCGCTTGACGACATCAATCATGCGCGGGTTGTAGTCGAACTGCAGCTTGAAGGTGTTGGGAGTCTCCGTCAGGAAGAACGGTCTCATGCGGTAACGGCTTCAGGCGCCTCCACCTTCTCGAACGGGTCACCCTCGTTGTCATTATCGAAGGGGATGTCGGCCACTACCATACCCCACTTCTTCTCGGTGAGGTAGAGCTGGCACTCGTAGATGAAGGCGTCAACGGTGTCTCTCAAGTCCTCGCAGCGCTCGTAGGACTCCATCTCGGGGTCGAAGCCGGTGAGCGGTGCGGTCACGTTCAGCACCTTGCTGGTGGCCAGGGTGCGCTTGCCGATGAGGACGCACTGACGGTCGAGGTCGTCGGTTCCGGTGATGGAGACGCCAGTCACCGAGATGCGGTGAAGCAGTTCCTGTGTCTCGTCGCCTCCAGGATTGCGCCAGTCGATCATCGGCGCCTCACGCTGTTCGGTCAACTCGGCAAAGTAGGGGATGAGGGCGTTAAGGCGGTTACGCAGGTCCTCATGCACGATGTTCTTGCCCTTCATGGTGACGTCGTTGCCGTCATCATCAACAAAGGCGACCTCCAATGTGCCGCCTTTGGTCAGTTTAGCTTTTGTAATCTTCATTGTCTGATTGTAATTAAAGGTTATCTATAACGATAATGCTGTATAAATTCCTGATAGTACCTGTCAGCCGGAAGCGGCAGGGTGATGCCCCATTCGGTCGCGGCATCGGCCTGCACCTTGTTCATGAAGTCCGTCATCTGGACGGTGTTCAGTGTGCTTGTGCCGCCGACCACCGAGAAGCGCTTGCGGCCGAAACTGGCCTCACGCATCAGGAACTTGGCGCAGTAGTAGTCGTGCCAGTCCTGTTTCTCGGTGCCTGTGTTGTCCTCCATGCACTTGAACCACATCCACATGAGCGCGTTCTGGCTCACCGTCCGTGGCTCGGTCTTGCGTTTGATGGAGAGGACATAAACCCCGTCACGGAGAAGTGAGCACAGGAAGTCGAAGGACTTCTCCATGGTCACTTTCCCGTCACGTTTGGTGAGTATGTAGTCCATCAGTAGGGCAGGTCGCTCACCCCAGGGCCTTGGAAAGGCTGCTGCGGCTGTTGGTACTGCTGTTGCTGCTGCATCGGTGCCGCTGCACCTGGTAGCGGCGCGGGTGCGGGCTGCTGGTATTGCGGCTGCTGATAGGCAGGCTGCGCGGGTGCGGGCTGAGGCTGATAGCCTTGCTGGTATCCCTGTTGGCTCTGCTGCGGCTTGTCGCACAGCTCGAGGTTCTCGATGACCACCTCGGTGCGGTACTGCTTGGTGCCGTCGCGGCCGTCCCAGCTGCGTGTGGTCAGCTTGCCCTCGATGTAGATTTTTGAACCTTTGCGGACATAGCGCTCGCACACGTCTGCGATGCCTCGCCATGCCACAACATTGTGCCACTCGGTGCGCTCAGGCACCTGTGTTCCGCTCTTGGTGGTATAGGCTCTGTCGGTGGTGGCCAGCGTGAACTGGGCGACCTTGACGCCCTGCACGTCTCTTATTTCGGGGTCCTTGCCGCAGTTACCAAGTAAAATCACTTTGTTAACGCTCATTTCTCTTTCAGTTTAAGTGTGAAACTCCCCGACCTGAGGCTCTCTTTGCTGTACTCATGGTAGAGGTCGGGATGGTCTACCTTGAATTTCTTTGAGTCAAACGACGTGACGATGCTCGACGCGCCGATGGTGGCCTTGAAGCCGTCGCACTCGAACGACTTGATGCCGTGCTCAATCATCTTGGCCTTGAGCCCCTTCTTGAACTCGTCCATGGCCTGCTCGATTTCCTGTGCACGCCTCAGCAGGTTGGTGATGGTCTCAATGGTCTGCTTGGTGACGATGTCGTTTTGCTCGACATTGGCAGGCAGCGCCGTGCCCTTCATGATGGAGAGCATGTCGGGGTCGCCCGTCCACTCATACTTCCAGCCGTAGTTGAACGTGGCCTTGGTATTCTTCAGCAGGGCCTCAACGAAGTCGTTGGGCTGGCGTTCGATAATCCAGAACTCGCCCTCGTCATGGCGCAGCCAGTTGGCCGCGAGTCCTTCAACCTTGCGTCCCGTCTGCCGCTCGTACAGGAAGGCATAGATGCTGAGCTGCCATGAGAGGTACAGCTTCAGCGCTTCCTTGCCACCAGGGTAGTAGTCCAGATTGTTTGTCTTGGTGTCGACCAGCCAGTCACCGCCTGTGGAAATCTTTTCCCACACGTTGTCGATGTTGGACGCATACTGCTCCTCATCGCTGATGGTGTACTCGTTGGCGATGGGTCTGAAGCCTTCCTTGTGCCGGATGTAGGTCTCAAGTTCCTGCGACACATCGAAGGGTCCGAAGACCTGTGTGCCGTAGTTCTTGGTGACCACCTCGACAGCGGGGTGCTTGGTGTCCTTGATGCCGATTTCGTCGTAGAGCTCGATGGACTTGTGCACGGCCGAGCCGTATGCTCCAGCCCTTGGGATGGCCACTTGCTTGACGAAGTCGTTGGCATCAGGGTAAACGCCGAGGTCGAGTATCGCGTGGATAAGTCCCGTGATACCGCTCAGGCGCTTACCCTCCAGCCAGTAGCCGTGAGGGTTTTCCTCAAAGACTACTGGCGAAACGGGTAATTGGATTGTGCTCATGATTGCTGCAACTCGTTAGCCTTCTTGACGCAGGCGTTGTAGAACTCGGTTCCCTTGACGCACATAGCGGGGAACTGCTGTGAGTATTTCGACCATACGGCGCCGTACTCGTCATTGGTCTTGGCTGCTGCAAGGTCGGCAAGTGCCTGTTTCAAATCGGCACCGGTGAAAGCAATGCCCTGCGTTCCTCGTGATTGGGTCGCCTGGCTTGCCTGACCCTCATCCCTGTACTTCGAGTCGCCGGGGTTGAGGTTGTTGCCGTCCTTGACGTAGTAGATGTCTGCTGCGATGCCGAGTGACTTCATGGCGACGCTCATCGCATCGGTGAGGCTCATCTTGTAGCACTCGTCATTGACATAGGGGCCGCTCTTCTCCATGGAGACGAAAGACGCGCCGCCAATGCCGGGGATGGCCTCAGACCACTCACCGTCCATCTTGATGTAGAGATTGATCAGCGTGAACGCCTTGACTTCGTTGCCGTGGGGCTCAAGCCACTGCTTGACGATCTCGTATCGCCAGCCGAAGCCGACGACACCGAAAATCTCTGTCATGCGCTTGATGCGGTAGACAGGGTTGATGTCGCTCTTTCCTTTCAGGCGACCACTCATGATGGGTTTGATGGCGCTCTCTGGCACCAGTCTCGCTCTCTCATAGACTGAGAGGTTCTGGGCAGTCTGCTCGTCGATGGGCTGCTGCTCTCCTTCTTTTTTCTTTGCCATAATCGGTTTGGTTATTGGTTTGACTTGTGAATTAACTCACTGTAAAGTTAGTGAGAAAAAGCGGATGTCGGGCAACGGATTGTCCGCCATTTTTGCGCCTTAACTCTTGTTGACGTTTGCCCCGAAGTGCTCCTGCCACTGGTCGAAAACCTTGCCTAAGGTCTCCTTGAATTTGGCGAAGTCGCGGTCGTGGATGAAGATGCGCTTGCGCGTCCCCTTGCCGCCCTCCGTCGGGGCCTCGACGATCTGCAGGTAGGGGTCGCCCTTCACGTCCTCTCTGGCGTCGAAGTAGTACACCCTTGTGCCTGCGAACAGCTTCTCGGTGAAAATTACGTTCTCCATTGTGATGATGATTAGGTGATGATATATCGTTGCCGGGAATGGGCGGAATTGAACCGCCTGCTCGTTTCCTGTATTACCTTCAGCCTTGCCCATGGTGCTGCTCTTCATCCCGGTGTTCCCTCCATTGCCTCTCGGCAGGGAGGGCTTGTGTTTGTTGCTCAATTACATTTCCTCTCGCAAATTTGCGTGAGAGTCAATGCGGGGGATTGCTCCCCAAACTAATCAAAAATTAATAACTCTCATCTATCCATCAATTTATCCCCGTCCTTTCCGGGGGTTCTAAGTTAATAAAACAATGATGAATAAATAAAGCCTCACTGGACGAGTCCAGCGGGGTTGCGTTTTCCTCTGCAACTCGAGGTGATGAAGCCCGCGAGCCTCACGGCTGGCGGGGAACAGTAACTATATCAATTATCAACACAAAAAGTGTCTACAATGCCAGTCGCAGACCAACGTGGTCTGCCTTAAATGTCGGTGCGCCCATGTATCTATAAGCGCTACGGCACTCTTTAACCGGACGCGAATAGGCTCCACCTCGGTAAACACGCCATGTGCCAGTCGCAGGGCCAGTCGGGTCGGTCTGGTGAGATGATGGATATGGGTTTTGATACCAGTCTTGGCACCACTCAAACACATTGCCGCCCATGTCGTACAGGCCTAACTCGTTGGGCAGTTTTTGTGCGACAGGATGGGTCACACTTACTGCGTTTGAGATGTACCAAATGTATTCCTTTGGGTCGCCATCCGTCGGTGCAGCAACACCAGGGAATGGAAATCCTTGGCTCTTGTTACCACCTCGTGCAGCAAACTCCCACTCGGCCTCGGTGGGCAGTCGGAACTGACGGCCGGTCATCTCGTTTAACTTGGTGATGAACGCTTGGCAATCGTTCCAGGAAACGCGCTCAACAGGTCGGTTGGGGTCGCCGGTAAACCTGCTGGGGTTAACGCCCATCACTGCCACCCATAACGCTTGGGTGACCGGTGTTTCGCCGATGTAGTACTCCTTGGTGAGTGTCACTTCATGCTGCGGTCGCTCGTTGGTTCCGCTCCCTGTCTCGGTTGAAGGACTGCCCATCGTGAATGTCCCATGCTTGACGGGAATCATCTTGAATGTCACCCCGTTGACGGTGGTCTTGCCGTCCCATACGGGAGTGAGGTTGAGGGATGCGTCAATGGTGTCGGCAAGGTCTCCAATATCGACCCTTCCGTCCTTGTTTACATCGTACTCTGGTGACTTATCCCCTTTGAGGAGTGCGCCAGTCATCTCGTTGACATCGTGGATGTCCACTTTGCCATCGTTGTTCACGTCTGCATTAATTTCGCTCATTGTTGTAGAAAATTTATGTGGTTAATAATTAAAGTTCAATCTCTTTATCTATGCCTCGCTCCCTCAGCAGGTGTTGCAGGGTGTGGACATATAACATCCCAGGTTTGTACGAAATTTGAATTGAAAATGCTCCGTGGCGATGTAAGTCAACTACTGTTTCTCGATAGTGAAACCCAATCCTAACGTGTGCATTACACTTATCTTCTGGAATAAAATAGGACTCACCATAGGTGTGAAACCCGTTCTTCACCAAGATTTCCTCGGTGAGAGGGATGGGTACAAGGTCTTTGATTTCGGCTTCGCCATACCAATTACCATATATTTCCGACTGGTAGTCGGCTTGTGTTTGTACCACATCATTGTATATGGCAGTTATCATAAAAGGGGCATTATAATCAACGGATTTAAACCAGTCCCCGACCATCAGTTCGTTAACCTTCATTGTT